GAACTCTTGACCTCCAAATAGCACAGCCAAAAATATACGATCAATGCCATGACAAGCGCACTCATGTACCAATTGGGCATAGTCAGCATCAGGAATCCGATTGGTGTCGGCATCAAACTTATTGCGAACTCCCGCATTGTAGTTTTTAGCTTCAACAAGCACACGACCATCTGCGCTAATGAAATCAAAATGAGAACGAAACCAAGATTCGGTAGGATGTGTGAGAGCATAATCCGCTTCCTTTAACTCCATCTTATGCCGATCCTGGAATAGCTGTCCAATGATCGGTTGCATGACATGACCCATTTGTACGGCTTCATTGTCCGATAGATCAGGAATCTCCCGCTTACCTTGCTTAGTGAGTATGGCATCCACCGCACGACCATTAGCAGCCATGCGGGAATCACCACTCCACCAGGCGCTATTGCGCACCTCTGGCGCAAAATCTGATTGAGCATTAGCCATTAGACCCCCTTCGCTAAGATATTGATTAGCGCAAGATAATGGTTAGTTTGCTTACGATAAAACTCCACCTTATCCCGCAACTCGCTAATCTCATCTAGCCCTTGCTGGACTGCTTCATCTTGTCGCTCAGTTAATCCTTCTAGCTTGGTAATGCGATTGTTAAGATCCCGTACATCTTGCTCGGTGTAGATTGGTACAGTCTTTGGTTTGTTCTTACTTCCTGATGTTCTTGCCATGGTTATCTCCCGAAAGGAATGGTTGATAGATCGTCTAGCTCGCTGGTGTTTTTCTCAGCAAACCACTTTGCTTCTTGACCGCACTTGCTTTCCGTAAAGCGTATTTGCATTGCATCGGAATAGATCGAGCGCCCATCAACGGGGTTGATCCAACTATCCTTTTTGCAAGAGTGAGCGCCTGGAATGTAGTGTTCGCAACTGACACATAGCTTCATAAGTTCTCCTAGTTAGGTTAATTGATTAGGTACTACAACGACAGATTACACCATTATTTTTTCTAATGCAACTAATTATTTAACCCCATTGTTGCGCCATAGCATCAGCAATGCCCTGGAATGTTTTAGCACGATTCTTTTGCCGATCCTTGCCGCCTTTATTAAACCAATTGCCAGGTATTTTGGTGCTTTCAGTTCTGCAAACAAGCATGGTAGCCATCAATGGCGGTAAGTTTTTTAGCCACAAACAAGTTCTTTTCTTAAAAGGGTGTCCAAACTCGTATGGTTCAATGTATTGCGTGTATTTTGGAAGTTCGTAAATGGTTGATGGAATTGGATTTTCTACACAAATTTTAGGTATTGGCGCATTAATTAAAGCCATAAAAAACTCTTTTGCTTCCATTCCTTTTTGCAAACGATCTTGGTTTAGCACCCCTTTTGGGTACAAATGTCTAGCGCCAGCATTGGATAGATAAGTGCAAGGCGGGTGTGCAATCATAAGATCCCATCCATCGTTAATGATGTCTAAAACATCTCCTTGGTAATGTGGTCCAGGCACATCGGTTGGCAAGATGTCGCAGCTGATGACATCGTGTCCACGCTTGATAAACGCATCACGCACAACTCCAGAATATTCACAAGCAACTAGTATTTTCATAATGGCATAACCATAACATAACTAAATAATCATGTAAAGCATACATAGAATTCTATATAATAGATATATAGTAATATATATATAGAAGTAGAATAGACATAGTAGTTCTAATAGACATCGTAGAATAGATACTTCGTAGAATAGAATCCATCTATTCTCTTTCTATCATATAACTTCGTAGAATAGACATAGTAGTAGAATAGACCATAGTAGTAGGTTAGACATCGTAGAATAGATGTCGTATAGAAACATCTATGTATGGGGTTTTGGGGTTTTAATTGGGGTTCTCAGTCGGCAGCCTTGCCACAATGTTCCCAGAATCACCTAGGATTGATTGAATTGGTTTGGTTCTCCTGGTGCTATCACCACGCACGCATGCGTAGGACTGATGCGATCAATTCAAAAATCCAGCAGTATCAGAAAACCAGCGCAGCACAAAAAGAGCCGAAACATAAGCAATTTTTTAAAAACGATTAAAAAGCGATTTAAGGCGAAAAAAAAGGGTTAGATATACTAACCCCTTAAATGAATGAGAAAAGCGCTTAAAACAGCATTAAAACGCTTAGAATAGCGATCCAGGATAGAATCAGAATCACCTTATCTAGAAAACTATCGTTATAAGTAATCATTTAATCTAATCTCCCTGGTTTATTGGTTGATAACCAGGCATTAAAACTTAGAGCTGTAATCCCTTGTTTAGCTGCCCAATAACAGTAAGCGCTATATTTTGCCCTGGCATTCATGCTGTTATGTCAATTTTTAGATTAATGATGCTGCAATACTCTAACCATTCGCTATTAGTCATTTCATAGCTGCCTGGTGTAGGTGTTGCAAGTTGAGCGCCATTATCCATTTTTGAATGCTTAACTACTCTACCTGTTGACAGTTTTATATCTTCTCTTACTTGATCCATAAAATCCCCTATTAGGTTAGTTAGGTTAATGATTAGCACAATGCTAATCCGATAAGCGCCTATTTCTAAGCGCTTACCAGGTAACACTATGCTGCTTGCTGTATCGCTAGCGCATCTAATTCATTAATGTAATTGGCTGCTTTTTGCGCTAATGCTGCTGCATTAAAAATTGCTTTATTGTCAGCTCTCAAGCATTTAAGCCATGATCCAATATAGTCAGCGTGCCTAAGATCTCCCTCTATCTTGTAATCCTGGCATAAGAAAGCAGCGCCCATTTCAGCAACTAATTCTTCAAAGGCGTAAGCAGCATCCGCAAAACGAGCGCCTTTAGTACGATCTAAACGATGTTTAGCGCCTGACCAATGAGTTAACTCATGCAAAACTGTTGCATAGTAATCAGATTCGCTCTTGAATGTATTTTTATCTGGCATCCCGATAAAATCGCTAGCTGGTGAATAGTACGCTCTAGAATCCCCATGTTTGATATTAGCGCCAGTTTTTAGAATACGATCTTCAAGCGCTGGTACAGGGTTAAAGTTTTCAATAGTAGGCTTAGGCGCTTCGAATTCGATCCCTTCCACTTGTGCAGCATTAAATACATAGTAAGTTTTCAAGCAATGGTAAGCGCTCTTTTCAGCGCTGCCCGTATCAGGATTAATCGATTCTTTCACAATAGGCGAATAAAAAACAATTTGCGTTCCCTTCTCGCCTTCCTTCACATTAGCGCCTAATTGCTGCCATAAAGGCGCTGTATATCCTGACATACCTAGAATTAAACGATTAATGCCTTGGTATGGTTGTTTAGAGATAATATTTTGATCTTCGCTAGCACCAGCGTTCCAGGGTTTGATCCAGGGAGCAGCGCCACGCTCTAGCTCTTCGATAATTCTATTCGTTACATTGTCATAAATTGATTGTTGCATGATTAATTCTCCCGTTAGGTTAGGTGATTAGTAAGGTAATGAAATTAATAGTTTTATATCTTCTGATACTTTATCTACAGGTTTACCTGATACAAGCGCTATCGTATGTATGGCAAAATTCATTGTTTCGTAATCGATCTCGCTATTGAGATCTGTTAAAACTGTTTTAAGCGCATGGATTAGTAATTTCTCGTTTGCTGTTAGCATGATTTGATCCTTTAAAGTTAGGTGATTAAATATTTAAACCGCTGCCATTACGAATGGCGTTGATTACCTTAACTAGATCATCCCTATAGGTGATCCAATTAGCTAATTCTGATTGTTTACCTTCACGCTCTATACGCTTAATTGTGTAATCACAATCAATAACACTAGCTTGTAAGCGTGAAATGCGCTCTTTGTTTGCTTTGCTTAATCTCATAATTTGATCCTTTTTAGTTAGGTTATGCAATTAGTTTGCATAGAGTGATTATACACAAAATAGGATTATGCAACAATTATCACTATGATATATTTCTATCAACTATCGTCTATAGATAGCTATAGTCTATCGTGTATAAAATAATAGAAACTATATATATATATAAATATATATGTATAGTAAATAGTCAAATAGGTAATGAATAGATTAGGGGTAATTGTGAATAGATAGCCTACTAGCTGCTCTCACCTAAAAAGGGTCTTTTGAGCGCTTAAACCAGCGCCAGGCGTTAAAACAATCGAATGCTAATCGGGAATGGGCAGCCAGGCGAAAACCAGCGTATCAGCGCTAGACTTCGGGCTTTTTGATTGGACTTGGATCGTTGGAGTGCGTGACCCCCAACTCAATCCCCCCAGAAAAAAATCACAGTTTTTGGTAACAAACTGTATTGGCGGTTAAGTCGATGGTGTCAGAGGTTCTACCGTAGATAGTTCGGCTAAGAACGCTGTAAGCGTTATAGGTATTGAAGGTTGTCCACATCGGTCCTGTATCAATGGCAATGATGTGCTGGCAATAATTGGATAGGTTACCGATCTGTGTGACATCCATACCCCATTCCAGGGTGCTATTGGCTAGTCCTGTGGGGTGCGTAGTGATGACTTTTTGACCCAAATTTACCAATCCTTGCACCATTTTTACGAAATATTGGGGGTTAAAGTCAGGTAATTGCCCACTCATGGGAGGGGAGTTAATGATGAGGTAGTCAAAAGGCTCAAAGGTTCTTGCGGTCAAGGCGGGGTAATCGAACAATAGATCCCTCTTGCTAGCCATAGGATTGGCAATACCCAGTACGGAAGATAGGTAAGTAAACCAATCCAGATGAAAGTTCACCCAATGTCGGCATTGTGGGTGCTGGTAAAAGAAGTTATTGACCCCAATCCAGGCGTTGACCGAGTTTGGGTGGATGTGTAGATCCTTTAAGTAGATTGGAAACTCGTCAATGATGGGTTTGAGCTGCTCGTGGTACTGCACCTGGCAATGGTGCGTGAACTCTTTATCAGGATTGAGAATGGATGCCTTACGCAAATAGTTAAGGTGTATAAGGTTATCCCCTAGATGGTATTCATTAAATGTGTATATCATGTTATTATGGTACTACAGATTAATAAGGAGAGAATGATGATAGAGATTCAAA